ACTACCTTCTCGGTCAGCCTATTTCCTTCTCCTGCGAGAATGACGATTACGCAGCCGAGGTCAAGAAGGTACTCGGCATGAGGTTTATGCGTACTCTCAAGAGCGCTGGGGTCGAGTGCCTCAATGCGGGTATCTCGTGGCTTTATCCCTACTACAATAAAAACGGCGAACTCGCGTTTCGGGTATTCCCCGGCTACGAGATTATGCCGTTCTGGGCGGACGCGGCTCACACCGAGCTTGACTCCGCTCTTCGCCTTTATCCGGTTGAGGTCTACTACGGTACCGAGAAGAAAATCGTTAAGAAGGTCGACCTCTTCACGCTGGAAGGCGTCACGACCTACATCTTTGAGAACGGCGTACTCACTCCGGACACTGAGAAGCAGGCCTATGTTAAGGTGAAGGACAGCAAGGGTAACGAGCAGCCCCTGAACTGGGAACGCTTCCCCCTTATCCCTATCAAGTACAACCCGAAGGAAGTCCCTCTCATTCGTCGGGGTCGCTCCTTGCAGGACGCTATCAACCTCCTGCAATCCGACTTCGTGAACAACATGGAGGAAGACGTCCGTAATACTGTCCTTGTCCTCAAGAACTACGATGGACAGGACCTCGGGGAGTTCCGGCGTAACCTGACGACCTACGGAGCTATCAAGGTCCGCACGGTCGAGGGTACTGACGGCGGCGTGGACAGCCTTGAAATCTCGGTAAACTCTGAGAACTATAAGACCGTCCTCGAGCTTCTGAAAAAGGCGCTCATTGAAAACCTCCGCAGCTACGACGCGAAGGACGACCGCCTCTCTGGTACGCCTAACCAGATGAACATTCAAAGCATGTACTGCGACATCGACCTCGACGCGAACGCGATGGAGACCGAACTGCAAGCGGCTTTTGAAGAGATTCTCTGGTTTGTGAACACCTACCTCGCTAACACCGGCAAGGGCTCGTATGAGAGCGAAGATATTACGGTTATCTTCAACCGCGATATTCTTATCAACGAGTCCGAGGCCATTGATAACTGCTCTAAGTCCGTCGGCATTATCTCCGACGAGACTATCGTCGCTATGCACCCGTGGGTCGACGACCCTGCTGCCGAGCTTGAACGGCTCGAAAAGCAGAAAGAGGAAACCGACCCCTACCGCGCGGCTTTTGAGCAGGCGCAGGTTTTGCGTAACCCCGAAGGCGGTGACCCGGTAAATGAGGAATGATAAGTACTGGGCCAACCGAATGCGGATTCTTGAGGAGTCCTTGCTCGACAAGGGATACGACTACGTTAAAAACCTCGAGCGGCAATATGCAACCGCTATTCAGGATATAGAATCGCAAATCGCGAGATGGTATCAGCGGTTTGCGGCCGAAAACGGCATAACGCTCGCCGAGGCGAATAAGCTGCTTACCACGCAGGAGCTTG